ATCTAAGATGCCACACACACTAGACACTGCCACTACGAGGTCAGGCCGATGACATGGAGAATCACGGCGACTTACACGCCCAACTATCCAACCAGCCCAACTAACGGCCAGACCTACACCGACCCCAACACTGGCATCGTCTGGACCTACTCCACTGGCACCAGTAGCTGGACAATGCCCTGAGCTGCGTAGTGTCCCCGGCCTGGGGGGCTGTGGTAAAGTGACAATCCTCACTTCTATTCCATGGTCCCCTCTCTTTCTGAGACTTGGGCTGCGTTCCTTCAGGAACGTTCAATTTCACTAAGCCCTTCAAGCCTGGTGACAGACTATGCACAGGTGACCAAATGGCTTCAGCGCTGCCCAGTGCAAGACCTAGAACAAGGAAGGCAGATTTTAATTTGGACGCTGCAGCAACAGCCCGTGAAATCTTCTCGTCGGGTGTGCATGTTTATTCGTGCCTTGTACAAATGGGCCTCTTCAGAAGATGTAGCCATTCTGTCACGCAACCCTGTGGCGAATTTCAGAATGCCCAAAGCACCTCAGTCTGACAGAGAGATCACCGTTATTACAAAGCCAGAACTTACTTTAATAATGATTGCGCTAAAAAGCAAAAGCCATCATCGAAAAGTGGACTGGTCATTATTTGCTGAATTTATGCTGCAAACTGGAATGCGCACCGGGGAAGTCCGTGCGTTGCAGTGGAGAGATTTGGAAGAAAATCGCGTTTTGGTTCACAGTAATTACACGCTGACGCATGGGCATAAAAATAGCACCAAGACGAACAAGAAGCGATGGGTGCCATTGAACAAAGCCGCTCAAGAAGTTGTAGGGCAGTTAGATAAAGCGTCAGAATATTTGTTCCCATGGAACAGGTATGCTTTTCAATCTTTCTTTCGTGATAAAGTTGATCAGCTTCACGCGGTTGGCTTGATAAAGGGAAGGTATCGTCCGTACGATTTAAGACACGTTGCTATTAGTCAATGGCTAGAGGCAGGTATTCCTGTGACGCAAGCAGCGAGTTGGGCCGGTAATACAAGCGAAGTGATTTGGCAGCACTACGCGAACACTACTGTTGAACATCAAATGCCAGAGTTATAAAGCAAGATAAAGTACCTGCAATTGCTGCCCGGCTACAGCAACAGAGTCGGTATAATGTCTAAATAATTGCAAAACCTGATGAGCTATTTTGAAGGCTACCAGCAAACAGTATTTTTCAGCCCAGACACCCTGTCTGCACCTGGAGTTACCGAAGCTTACGATGTTTATACAACCAACTACCTGTCTACACGTAACTACACACTTTTAGTTACTGTGCAAAATATCGATACCAGTGTTGTTGTGAGGCTTGAGGGCAGCACGGATGGCGCAACCTTCGGCGCCATGATATCTAATACTATTACAGAAAATGGCACGTATGCTTACAATGTTGTCGGGTTCCCGGTTCGCAAGGTGCGAGCAAATTTTTTAAAGGAAACAGGAGGGACTAACGCAAGCGTTACGTTTAAAATTGCTGCCAACTAAATCAACGGCCAAGACCTAAACCACTTAGTAATTACATACTTCTCCCCGCTCACTGGGGGACAAGCCTCATGTAAAGTTTTTGGATTTGGTATTCCATTTCTGTAAAGGTTGTTCCAGAAAACGGCCATACCTTGTTTGGGTTTAATTTTTAATTTAAGGTGCTTGAAATACGTTTCGCCGCCTTCCTCTACGTCATTTAAATAAAGCATAAACGTCCAAGTACGTTGTCCCATCCACTCGGTATATGTTTTATATTCTCTTGTTAATGGATGAAAATAATCTGTATGCGCTTTGTAATACTGCCCCGGCTCATATTTTTGTGTTTGCATAATCTCTCCAGTGAATGGATCCAGTCCCATAAACGTTGTTATTTTGTTATCAATTTCGTTTAAATAAGAAGAAGTAAAGTAAGCCAGATCAGCAGTCTTGCTTGTTCTATCTTTTGATAGCACGACTTTGTCTTTAACATTAGACACTGTTGAAGGTCTTAATTTTTTATTGGACTCTTTTATCAATGCTTGACAGTTTTCCGGAGTTAGAAAATTGTCAAAAGTGTAAAACTGTGTAAATGGATACTTGTATTGGGTTGTTCCTATTTTGAATTCTCGATTTGCTATTTCTTTGTAATCAATTTCTTTTGGTTTAACTTTCAAGTTGCAAATATTTAAGATTTGTGTCAGCTGTTCTTCCGTCAAGTTGAACGTATTTTTGATATGACTGAGGGTCTGGACTTTGCTGACGCCGCTTACGGCGGCTTTCATCAGCTCATAAGCAATCTCAGTTTGGCCCATGTTTCAATTGTGATTTGGATAAAATATAGTAGTTGAAAGAACCTGTGGCAAGTGGAACCTCTAATAGTTATTTTTGGTTTTACTTTCTTTACAGCCTACAGCGTTGGCACCTGCCTTCTGAACCGTAAACAGGCACGCAATGGCCGCCGATCCAGCGACAAGCCAGTATTTAAAAACGTATATATCAGAAAGGCTGCCTACCTTGGAACAAGGGGCTCTTGATCTGCCTAGCGACCTACCAGGATTCACACAGGATCAACGGTATGCCCCGTTACGCGATCCGGTTTACCAAGATTAGTGCATTTTTTAATCACGGCTGTTAGAATTACGTCATAGATTGGGCGATTTAATGGACGCCAATGCTCTAAACCTGCCGGCTGATCAGGAGTTTGCTGTGCATGCGGCTGCTTTTGCGATCAAAGACCTGGACCGAGACGAGTTAGAAGAAGCGTTCATTGACATGCTTCATCAGAAAATGATGGATCGTCAATTGTTCTTCAATATCTTGAAAGAACACGGTATTGACGCTGAAATCAATTTTAATTACCTCACCGCCAATCAACTTTCTTAAGACTCATGCCTACTCGCACTATCCAGGGCACTCTAAATAATCTGCGGCTCAGTACAGGTACTACGGAAATCACCTACCTGGGCCCAACCCTTGCGGGTAACACTGGCGATCTCGTTCGCGGTTTCCGCGTGAACCCGTCTGCCACTGGCGACATCATCATTAGGATCGATAAAAGCGCCGCTCTTCTTGATATTGAAATTTTTCAAGAAGACGCATACAACACAGGCAACGCCCCAACTGGTTACCAAAAGATTTTCAATATTGACAAAGCTGGTAAAGGTAAAGGGGCCGTTGCCGTGACCGTTACCAACGCAGCAAAAGATTATGTTGTGCTTTTAACGTTTGACAGCTATGCTGATGCCGAGTTTGTCGGTACAGTGGTTGTCCCCTAAGGAATACAACAACTCTTTTCTTAACGACACAGCCGTTAAGATCATAAAACTTTACACTCCGGCCAGAACCTATTGCGGATTTGACCGTTTTGCTGGGTACAAAACTGAACACGGTGAGTGGCGTATCGGCTATGGCAGCAAGCGCCTAGGTAAATCTTGGGTTGGAATGTTTACCAGGGCAACAAAGAAAGAAATAGATGAGCAGTTGATAAAAGACTTAGAAGAATTTGCCGATAAAATTCAGCACTACGTTGTCATGCCGACTGCGCCTAAAAAACGTGCTGCGCTTCTTAGTTACGCTCACAGCGTTGGCTTGGCCACTTTTAAAGAGTGCCAGCTTCTGCACCTGGTTAATAAACGGGCAAGCAAGAACGCTCTCATTAAAGAGTGGAGCCCATTTATCAACCCCTCATATCGCAGCTGCAATCCGTTTCTAAAAGAACGCCGACGAGTTGAGCTGAATACTTACTTGGCGCCAGATGCTCAGGTTCCTTTATTTACTGAACACAAATGCCTTCTGAAACACTGTTTGCTTAATATCGGAGAAAACTATATGGGCACTCCTAATCAAATTAAAGCAATCGAATACTTAGAGCGAAAAATTGTAGAGTGGGATCCCACTGGGGAAACTATTCGTCGCTTTTTTCGTTACTGGAATCAAGAGCAGGGGGGATTGGGGTCCCCCAAGAACCTTTAGTATCCTGCAGCCAGTCCAGCATGTCCAGTAGCTGCAGTTCAGGACAATATTCGTGAAGAATTTTATCGGGATCCATAACATTCGCATGAAGCGATTAATCGCTTCAAATACCATTCTGCCTTCTTTAAATCTTGAAGGGAGTTTTCTTTGTCTTCATAACGCCACAAATACTTTTGAATGTTACCTTTCAGGTAACCGCGAAAAGCTTCATTGGTCATCGCTGCTTTAATTGCATCAATGCACTCCACTGTTCCAGATGCATAGTGCGACGGACTATTAACCAAGTCTTCCATGAGTTTGCTGCTGTCAGAATGGTTCTATGAACCACCAGAGTAGCACTGATTACGACGTTGACAATCGGTACAGCGGTACTCAGGATGCCGTAGACAACGAGCAGGGCAAAAGAGCGGCAGCAAAGGCTGTAGCTCAACGTAGGGTTGCACAACGCTCTGCCGTGGCGGAAGACCGCAGGGAAGATGACCGCTTCATTGTTTCGGGACCTGGCGACTCCACTTACTCTTTTAGAAACGCTTATGGCGCACCACGCAGCCCATCACAACGCCGTCTTGAGCGCCTTAATCAATAAATTACTTTTCCTAGGTGCGAAAAAATTTCAATAAATTTATCAGCCTGGTTAAATCCCAGTTCAGCACGAGGAAGATAAACAAAGTATCCCCAGGTAAAGGGCCCTGCAATTGTAGTCAATGTTTTGCCATGTATCAAATTACATCTTTTCTCAGGTATGCAGACCGGATAATTCCAGATCGAAAGATTGGTCCGCATTGTTTCATGATTTGTGCTAAAAAATAATGCTTCTCGTATATTTCTCATCTTCCATTCTTTTTCTAACCTGTTAAACCAAATTGCAGACGGTGCTTTACATAAAGGCCCTCCGCCACGCAGCCCCCATCTCCAGGTTCCACGTTCTTTATTGAAGGAACACCTACCATAAGTCGGAGGGAATAAGTAAGTAGTTCCTGTCCAAGGGATTTCGATGTTTAGCCCATCTTCCTTGAGCGTATAAATCTGTTTGGCTCTCAGAAACTGATCGTTGGCCAGGTGGGTTGAGCAGGGATCTAAATCTATGTCCCCAAGGAGGGCGTCAATATAAGGTAAATATTCGACCGGAGTTAACCAGTCATTAACAACATTACCTATCCTGGATAAAAACTGGCGCTTAGGCAGCCAAGGTCTTGCACTCACGTAATGATCATCCCCCCTGATCCTTTTGTAGGTTGGTCACGTTTGTAATGAACTAAGGACATTTCTCTTTCGTCTTGAATTATAAAAAGGGCTTCTTTGCGTGGGTCTAAGGACTCTCCCCTGGTAATAGCTTTTTGCATCACCTCCGCCGGACCCTCCATTTCCTGCCGCTTAAAATCATCCAAAGCCGTAATCATGTGCGAGACCGTCAAATAAAACATGCTGTCCTCTTCTTTCTCCGCATGGGGGACATACACCATGGCGCCTGGACCCTCTTGAGCGTAGAAAGTCTCAAAAAAATCGCACATGTCAGAACAAATTCGCTCAATCGTAAGTTGAGTGAGGATTTTCTCTTGCTCAGTTGGGTTCGACAGTTGCAGTTTCGAGATCAGTTCCTTGCGTCGGTTGGTCATTTTTAATAAATTCGGAGAGTCCGGAGCGTTGGAGGGTTTGGCGGATTTTGGCTAGTGGCTCGTAAATGACCACAGCTTTGCCCATGTTCCCTATTTTTTTAACTAGCTTACCGCTTTCATCTTTAACTTTGGCAAGTTCGCCTTGCCGTATAAGATACTCAGCTACGCAACGGTAGCGACGTTTGGTAATTAGATCAATGTCCGGGAATTTTTCACAGATAGTGGCGGGCTTCATGTCGCTAAACGTAACCCTGATTTGATCCGCCAGGGAAAAGCCAAGGATTAGATCATTTGTACTAGTCTCGTATGTTTTTAGCAGCTCTAGGTAGCGACGAAGGTCTGGGGTTGTAAAGCTTCCAGAAGGAGGTATGAACATACTTGCTTGCTCCGCTAGGGAAGGCTTCAGCAATTCTTCATAATTTTCAACTGTCACATCCTCGACAACTAAACCACTGAACCGATAACTCAAGTACTGCCTGGGCTTAGGGGGCGCAACAAAAGGTACCTCTTCTTCCTCCTCCGGAGGAGTGTCTAGCCACTCTTCTAGATCCATTGACGGTAACATTTATCTTTCGCTACAGCTTAACGGTTTTTTGAGGTTTATTCCACTGCTGGCGATGATCAATTTTTAAAACCCATTCGGCATACTCCCGTTTCTTTTCCATGTGTTTAAGATCACCGGGTTTTGGTCTGCCGCCGTAGTTACAAGCCTCCCATAAAGCCTTAGCCATTAGCCGTTGTTGAGATGTCATCAAAACTTTCCAAAGCACGTCAGTGGACACTTTGGACAAAAGTTCGCTAAACTCATCCATATCAGTACACTTGTCCACATGAAATCGCGTCCCCTTACTGTTGCAGAACTTTTGCTGGTCCTGATTCTCGGCCCCCTTGGCGTCGTCGGGATCCAACATCTCTATGGGTTTGTCACGAGTAAAATCAGTGTAACAGTACAGCTGAAGTAGTAGTTAAAATGGGTTCTCCAAAGCCGACGGTCATCACTCCTCCGCCCCCGACGGTGTACCAATCGGTTCAACCACTGGAGTCCTACCAGATGACTGGTGACTTTTTGAATCGCCTCCAGCGTCAAACCAATACAGCTCAACAACAGCTTTACGCGCAATCAGGTACCCCTGGGGAGATCGGTGCTCGTCAAGCCGGAACCCGCATGCAAGCTGCTGGTTCTTACCTATCTAGCCTCCCCACAGGAGATAAGTACACTCGCGCTAACTCAGGGGTTTCCGACCAGTACGCGCCAGTGCGGGAATCAAGCCAGACAGCTTACTCAGAAGCACAGAAAGATTAT